TTCTGACAGTTCAAACGGAATAATTGCGCGGATGCTCTCGCCCTCAATCGTGACGTATGCCCCGGAGAGCGAATACGCCTCGTCGAACGCCAGGGTGTGGTCTGCTGTCAGATTGTTTGCCATAATGAAAAAAGGGCGGCGGATTACTCCGCCGCCCTTGCGCGGATGGATGGGACACTAGGCGGAATTATCCGCCCTGTGGAAAAATTAGTCCTTTGGCTTGCTTGTTTTCTTTGTTTTGGGCGGCTGCGCTTGAGGAAGTGCTGCCGCCATTGAATCAATTGCCATTTCGAGATTCTCCGCGTCGATTCCGGCAGCTTTCGCCGCTGCATCTCTGTCGGTTTCTGGCAATGACCTCCATGCCTTTACGTCTCGCTCGAGACTCGTAACCGTATCAAATGCCAAGCCTGCGCCGGTCCTCAGTGCGTGAAGCATCGAGTGGTTTTTTCCACTCTCTTTCGGACCCGGGCAAGGTGCAATATATGACGGTCTAGCCCTCATCGCTCTTTACCTTTTTGGCCTTGGCTGGTGCTGGCTTTTTGATCTTGTGAATCTCTGGATCGTAAATCTTGCAGCCGCCTGACAACAAAGCTGCCTGGTGCTGTGCGTTGTCTACATCAAGAACGGTTCCCTGCGGTTGAGGCTCGCCCTTGTAGTTTACGTTCGGTTTTGAAAAGTAAATTTTCATCTCATCAGCGGGATGTGATAGCCCGGAGGAATTGCCTCCGGGCTATCTGGTGAATTATGCGTGAGTCGTTCCGTTGTCTCCGATAACGAAGGCGGAAGGCTGCTCAAGTGCTGCGTCAGCGAATGCGTTCGCGAACAGCTCAACCGTTCCCGAGTTCTTGCTGCTGTAAGGATCAACAACGAGGTCAATTCCTCCCCAAAGGCATACCAGGAGATAGCTAAACTCTCCAAAAATTACCTTGTTGGCAGTGATGTCGGTGTGGTCGTAATACTCGTAACCGAGCGCACGCTGAGTTCCGTTTGGATTCTCGTCGATAACGTAGCTGGCCTGGCCGGACTCTTTTGGAGTCGCCATCCAGTCAGCAGTAACGCCCGGCTCAGAAAGCCACTTGGCTGATGTAAGTGGGACTTTCGCGTCGCGGAGTTCCTTCCACTGGTCGATGACGTTTTGGTGTGCGGAGTTTCCGACCTGCCAAGTGTAAGCACTGGTTCCAGATGCGTTAAGGATGCCGGTTGGGGCGTCGCCTCCTGCTCCGGTGAATGCTCCACGGTCGATGGCAATTGAGATGCCTTGGCCGAGCTTGGATCGAATCCAGCCCTCAAAATCAACAGATGACTGCTGGAGAAGTTGGAGAGAAACGCTAGTGCCTGCGCCGACTCGCTTTGGAGTCATGGTGAAGTTGCTGAAAACGGCGTCGGCGTTTGCAATTGAGTCAGTCTCTCCATCGAAACTGGCGGTATAGCCGCTTGTAGCGGTAGGGAAACTGAGGTTGCCGGTAGCATCGCGAAAGATCGTTGCTCCCAGTGCTGGAAGAAGCGAGTAGTCCTCGAAATAGTCTACGACTGGCTGCAATTCCGTTGCTACAGTGTGACCACCCGAAGTGGTAGTTCCAACTGTTGCTGCGTTCTTTACTCCGTGAGAAACTTCGCCGGGAATGAGAATGCCCTTTGGAGTATCGCCGGATGCTGCGCGGAAACGCTGAGAAAGTTCGTCCTGAACTTCGCGCTCAAGGCCGGTCAATCCGCCATTGATATGCTCGTTGACTGCTTTCAGAACAGAATAGCTCTGAACTTCTTTTTCGCCGACGTAGACAGACTCGTTTGATCCGCCTGCTGCAAAATTGCTTGGGTCGAAATTATTCATCACCTCGGCGCGAAACTCGTCAGTAGCTTTGCCGCTGTCGATTGCAGAGTTGATTTCCTTCTCGTCGACTTTGAAACGCTGCCCGATAGCGGAAATTTCTCCGATGCGGTGACGCTCCTCGTCGCGGATGTCCTTGATATTGATAGCCGGAGCTTCCGGCTTTACTTCTTCGCTCATGTTGTGAGGTAGTTCTTTGTGGTTTGTTGGTTTTGTTTCGGGCTGTTCGGTTTCCCCGAAAACCAACCCTTCTGGTAAATCTTTTGTAATGCTGTTCGCCCATGACTCCTTGAATGCTGCCGCCTTGAAACTTTCCTCGACTCGATCTGCAAAACCGAGATCGACAGCTTCGTTTCCATCCATAAATGTTTCGCGATCCATTAAATCCTGGACCTGCTCGCGTGTTAGCTCGGTCCGCTCGACGTAAACGGAAACAATGCTGTTTTGAATCTTCTCTAGCGTAGCGGCGGCGTCTCCAAGAGCCTGGGAATCGCCGACAAGTCCTACATACGGATTGTGGATCATCAAATAGCTGTTAGCTGGCATAACGATCTCATCTGCCGCCATGAGAATGACCGATGCCATGCTGCCAGCGAATCCTTCTACCTTTGCGGAAACGATGCCTTCAAAGTTTTTGATAGCGTTGTAGATCGCCCATCCTTCCAGCACGTCGCCGCCGGGAGAGTGTATGGAAAGATTGATTTCGTCTACTCCTTCCATCGCCTGCATCTCTGCGAGGAAGCTACTGCCCGATACTCCAAATCCACCGATTTCGTCGTGTATGGATATATCGGCTACTGAACCTTCTTGCGAAAGGTTGTACCATGTCTGTTTCTGCTGCGTCTTCACATTAAAAAGAAAACACATAAAAACGAGAAGGCAAATTAGCCTACTTCGTCGGGTGCTGGCTGGGCGTCTGGAATGTCCAAAAACATATCTATTTGCCTACTACCGGCAGATGCGGAATCGGCCTCAATTTCGTCAAATATCTCCTCAATGTCCTCGCCTTTGCTCCGGGCTAGTCGCTGATGAGAGGTGAGTCTGTTTTTGAGCCTGCGATCCTCTGCCCGGGCATCCTTGTCTGGGTCGATCCACTCCCACCGTCGCCCTTGGAACTCAGGATGTGCCAATCGGTCAAAATCAGACATATCGTAAGCCAATTCGCCTGACATAATCGCCATCTCTAGCCACTGCTCAAAGATCGGAGTTTTCACTTCGTCGATATACCACTTCTGAACCAATTTCCACATATCGCGCTCGCTCAATGTGCCTTGGCGAATCGAGCTGTAATTCACGCCCTCCAGGTCAGAGCCGAGTTGCGGGTATGAGATTGTGAGTGCTGCTGCGACCGCTTGCAACATTGCTTTGCGGAAACCTGGAAGGTTTTGATTTGGATGCGTTGGATCAAGTAGCTCTGGTCTGACTCCGGGAGGCAGATTTTCAAAACTGCCCGGGCTACCGTCCATTTTGATATTCCCGAAATTATCTTTTCCTTCGCCTTGATAGCCTCCAGCGGGAGAGTCAAAATCAGAGACGAAAAATCCCAACTTGCTTGCATGGGCGCGAGCGGCAATCAGTTCGGCCTCCTCATATCCGTGTAGCATTCTCAGTCTACTAAGGCAGCTTGTGAGCCAAGGCAATCCCTGAGATTGCGAAAACTCATGTTTGATAAATGCGTGGATAACCTCGCTGGCATCGAGAGTCTGTCGTGGTCCGTTGATTACTCTGCCGTCCCACCTGTCTCCCGGGTGTTTATCCAGAACGTGATACTTTGTGACTGCCCCGAATCCGTCTTTTTCGACAGACATGAAAATCCGCCGGTCCTTGTCATACAGCTCCGGGTCGAGTCGCTCCATCGCGATTCCCTGCATCGCGAATCTGAATGGATTGCGATTGTAACCCTTCACCATTCTTGCCAAACCTCCGCCCGTGACAAATACGGAGCGCATGAATATACAGTCAAACTCATGCTCTGTAACGTCGCCTGTCACGGTGTAGTTTTGTCGCTTGCAGAATTTTTTCCAGGCATCTTCTACCGCTTTGCTCGCTGCTTTGTCGATTCCGCCTCGTTTATTTTTGGCCCGGACCTTTAAGCGAAAACCACTGTGACCGACCACATTCTGAACTGCCTGAGTTGCTGCGTTGGCTGCATACCCGTCGTTTTGGCAAAGTTGCTTCGACCTGGAGCGAAGTTTTACCAGGCTGTTTTCCATAAGCGAATCGAGAGACGCGTTTCGCGTGACCCAATCGCTAGTAAAACGACTGACAGATGCCCCCTCGAAAAATCTATTCTTTGGCTTTGTAATTTCAGACTTGCCGCGTAGCGCGTCCCATGCTGCTTTTATTTTGGAAGGCATCTCTTAGAAGTGGATGTGAATTGTATTGCCGGTAGGCTCGTCTGGATTGCGCCGCTGCAAATCTGCTTTGATTTCGTAGGCTAGTCTGCCTCTGTATTCTGAAAGTAATTGCTGCGCTTCTACTAGAGAAATCTTCGAAATTGGAACGCCTCCGATAGTGTGGCTTTCCAATCCCTCTGGAAGTCTCCCCTCAATATGAGATTCCAGCAGGCTAACCATTCTCGAATTGAATGACTCTGACGGTGCTGCCGTTGGATTTGGTAGCAACGTGAGAAAACCGCTTTCTTCGCTCTCCCTGCCCCAAGTGTAGGTAATGATTTTGGTGATAGCAAACTCGTCTGCCGCTAGAGATTCGGTATCTGCGCCCTCTATTTCAAACGTGAAGTGGTCAGAATCGTCGGTTCCTGTAATGGTAAAAGATATATCGCCGTCGTTTACCGATCTGAAAATAACAGAATACGCGCTTACGTCGTCGATGCTTTCTGGAGTGTCCCTCCATTGGTAAACATCTCCCGCAATTAGGCTTTTCGGCGGTTTTGAGTATATCTCGATTGCCATGCCTAAACGGTAACACCTATGAAGATATAGGCAAATTTGCCAAAATTACCGCACTATTTGAGCATATTTCGCGCAATCTCCTCGTATTTAGGCGACATCCGCCGCTCTGCCGCCATTGCGTAAACCATGCAGTCGAGAGCCTCGTTTCTTTGCCCTCTTTGGCATTCGAAAAAGCGAACAAACTCGCCTGTTTTGGAGCTGCGCCGGATTACCGAATCCTCTGCGAGTAGCATTTCAAAAAAGCCGGTAGCCTCTCCACCGGCTGACGGGCCAAACTCTGCCGTCTTTGGAAAGTGAATAAATCCGCGAGGATGTGATTCGCCGTCCTCGTCTGGTTTCAAATCAAGCCGGGAATAAATAGTCTCTTTCGCTTCGTGCGTCCCGATGTGGTATTGCAGAATCTTTGCCGCTCCGATCCGCGTCGGTTTATTGTCCATCAATACACGGTCGATTGTCCTGGCCCCCTTGCATCCGTATATGCGCTGCCGTGTCCGCATGTGAGTCTGCGCCAATACCGCATCCTGCCATTTCCCAGAGTCAATCATCGTGCAGACGATTCCGAGCGATCCGGCGACGGGGTGAGCATATCGCTTCGACAATTCCTTGTCGAGCTTTTGCCAAGTCGAAAGCTCCATTGGACTGCCTAAAATGGTTTTGTATGCGACGCCCCAACTTTCGGCATTTTCGCCCCATCCCATGACAATTAGCTCGCATCTATTCTTTTGCCAATCGACGCCAGCTGTAAGCATTAGAACTTCACCTGGTAGCATCTCGCCGGGATTGTATTCCTCGCGGCGAGCATACAAGACGTGAGGCTCTGGTTTTGATTCTACCTGCTCTGCATACGATTCCGCGAGCATCGTGTTTACAAATACGCGATTGGCCTTTTCTGGCGAGTCTGCTTTTTTCCCGCGCTCAATCTCGGCGGCGATCTCATGCAAGTATCCGTTGTATGCAGCGGAATGCTCGCCTACGTTCGCCAAGCAATTCAAATGGAATCCGCGCTCGCCAGAATCTCTTGGCTCGCTCAATGTCTTGTCGAGGAATCTTCCAGCTTTTGCCATCGCAAGCCTCGATTCGTCGTCGTGTCTTTCGCCGCAACTTGGGCAGGCGATTACTGCGCTTTCTGGCTCGCCTGTTTTCCAGTTCAAATCTTTGATCTGCATTTCCCACTCATGCTGGCATTTCGGGCAGGTGACGAACCAACGGCATTGATCCGATTGATCAAACATTGCGTCAATTTTTGAGTGGCCTTTGAGCGAAGGATACGACGACGCCCACTTGTATTGGTTTTTCTCGCCCCGGGCGCGTTTGAAGAATTGAGCGAGCTTGTCGCCTTCGTCGGTAGTCTCTTGGGTGATTGCGTCGATCTCGTCAGCGTAGAGAACAGGAGCCTGGAGCCTTCGAATCATGCCGGATGAATTACTGCCTATTGCGTGGATTGCTGCGCCAGAGTTCCATCGCTTCAATCTTTTCAAATCGGTTTCCATTTCCATCTTTTCAATGGCGGGAGTCGCCAGGAACATTTTGTAAAGTTCCTCGTTCACCCAATCCTCCGCGATGCTTTGAGATGGAAACATAACACCGGCAGCGGTCCGCAACTGCTCGACCACATAGCAAAGCCCTGCCGCAAAGAGATAGGTTTTCCCTGCACCGGAAAACGCCCGGATCGCTACTGATGTCAGCGATGGATTGAACAAGTCCCGGGCTATTTGAACCTGCGTTTCCCTAAATCGAAACGGAGTGCCGTCTGGATTGATGATGTAACGCGTAGCCCAATCTCCGAAGGAGATAGCAGGGCGGAATCTGAGCGAATCTTTCAGCGTCTGATTGACCGTTTTGAGCAAGGATAGTTGCGAGATGTTGTAGCTGTCGTCCATTCGCTCAATCTTCCTCTGTAAACTCATCCAGAACTATTTGGAGTTGCTCGATACAATTCCCTTTTTCCTCGTCGCTGATGTCGAGCCTGGAAATGACTTTGTTCATCGCTGAGATAGCGTGGCCAAGTGGTTTTGCGATGTCCTCAATCTTGATATACTTGCGCTCAAGAATTGCCGTCTCCGTTTCGGCCTTCCGAGCTTGCGCCATATTTCGGCGATCTGTTGATGTAAGTGCGCCTTTGTGATCGATCACGATAGCGACCAACTTTTCAGCGTCATACAAGTGGCTGCTCCCTGCTATGCGTGGCCTCAATCCTTGCTCCTCCATGAGCGCAGTAAATTTGCCCTTGTCCATACGGCAGATGCTCGACGCCTTTCTCACCGTCCACTCAGTTCTCTTTGTTTCTTTACTTGGCATTCCGGTGGTGGTCGCTAATGGGTGTAAAATGTAGAAATTGATCGCGGTGCGCTCC